CAGGCTTAGTCACCTTCTTGGCATACGCGCCGGTACTCATACCAGCTTTCTTGGCCTTGGCTTTAAAAGCCCCAGGCTTCTTGATCGCACCCTTGATCCAGTTTTCCTTAGCCATTAAGCACCCATAAGGAAAAGGGGCACCCGAAGGTGCCCCTGGTTGATTAGTAGGTTCCGGTACCGTAGGGATACGTCAGGCCGGGTCTGCTCAACCCGCTGACAACGTAATCAACCGCCATATCCATATTGAAGCCTGCGGCCCCATTTAGATACTCAAAGGCAATCGAATAGGCTTCAGTGGAATCCATCGGCATCGTATCAGTGATCGTTGCTGACCTTCTTCCATTGACATAGAAGTCTGTCTTGCCAGTCCCCGCCGAGGCGTCGATCCAGCGGGTTCGGAACCCGAGCGTGTACCAGACAAAATCACCCGCAGTTACAGCAGCAATGTCGGTTAGCACGTTTACGCCAGTATCCGTCGAAGACGTAATCGCAGCATTCGTTGAGAACACTCCAAGTACCCCATCTTCGCCAACATGAAAGCCGGTTCCACCACCTGCGGCGATATCTAGGACACCAGTCCCCGGAGTCATGAATGCCGTATCGGTCGTAATCCAACCGAAACATGCCTTCGCACCCCAGGTTGTGGTCTCACTTGAGAACCCAACCCTGAAGTACATAATCATCTCACGGCTGTCCATCAAGGTTGCCGTCGATGTTATCGGACCCAATAGCTTGAGTTCTGGATTGGCCGTAGTTGCGCCACTCGGAGCCGCGTTATACGCAACTTGCGTTCCGTCGTCATCTCCATCACCGGGGTTCAAGAGAAGATACCCAGTTGCAGCGTCCACTACTTCGGTCGGACTCGATGCCGAACTGATGTCTGTAACCGTAAAGCCAGAACCGGCAAGTATCCCGTCTACAAACGGGTAATCAAATTCTTCAACCTGAAGCTGGTACGGACTCCGAACGGCATCAACGGTCGCTAGCGCCGCGTCATCGAAGAGACCATTGGCCGAACTGTTATTCCCCAAGAGGGGACCTTGAAAATGTGTTCCAGTAGTTCTACTACTCATTGTTTTATCCTAACTGGCCCAAATGGGCTGGCCCCAACGGGGCTGGTTTAGATAAAGGGCGGGAACCCGAAGGCCCCCGCCCCAACTTGCTAAGTAATACTGCCACTTCCGAAAATGCCAAGGTAATCACTTACCCCGAAGGAATACCGTTCCCTCGCCTTGTAACGGACATTGCCGGTATCGAAATCACCGTCCATGCCAGTCTGAAGGGGCGTTCGTGTGAAGTGCTTCATGCCATTCGGTACATCGGTCATCAGGAACCAGAACTTCTTGTTCGTCGTCGTGAGGAAGTGATTCACCGCATATCCATTGGGAATCACACCGTTGCTACGAAGTGCATTGATGTCGTTGTCTGCGGTACCCGGACGTTGTTCTGTCTGGAGAACGCGAGTGGCAACGAACTGGTTGTACGGAGCAATGATCAGCCTCTTTGGACGAGCCGCGATCAGAAGACCACGATCATCCGTGAACGCAGCAATATCAATTACAGCCTGCTCCAACGAGGTTTCGTTGAGATCGGATGCAGTTGTAAGTGCGTTCGGAATAGCCACCCCGTTAATATCGAGATGGCCAGTTGGGGTGCAAAGCTGAGCACCATCACCAGCAGTGAAATTGCCAGAAGTATACGCATTGTTCAATGGAAATGCGCCCTTCGTCTGCTTAGTGTGAGCCATAGAACGAGCTAGCGCCTTGGTGTAGCGAGCCGAGACAGAATCATAAAGATTATCCTCGACAGCTTCCTCGGTAATCGCAAAACCCATTGCAATGGTCTCATGGTTATAGCGCGATGTGAAATGCTCCTGGGCACTATCATAAGTGATAGCAGACCCTTCAGACTTCACAGGTGCAGCCCCGAAACCAGCTAGCTTAACTTCTTCCTCGAACGCCCTGTCCGAAGATTCAGTCTCGTACACATCGCTGACTTCATCGTCGTACTTCTTGTACTCCATCCCAAACAAGGCATTCAGCCCAGGAAGGAGTTCTTTCATCATTTGCGCTCTTGAAATAGCCATGATTTATTTACCTCCTTTCCCTAGCTGTTCCAGATGCTGGCTAGGGGGGCGAATGAAACCAGAAGGTCAGGAGTAGAGCTATTTTCATTAACTCCGTCCTTGATAACCCCCCGGATAAACACGCCACCAGTCGCATCTGCACTGCTGCTGTTAGCCACATACCACCCGGAATTTCCGGTGGTGGTATTACCAGAACCAGCAACAAGTTGGTTCTGGGCACCAATTTGATCCTGAGCCCAGGAAGCATTTCCCTGAACCTTGATCAAAACATTGGGGTCCGTAACGATAAAACCAAAACATTCGGTGTTGCCCGAATTTCCATCATAGTACTGACCCCATGTGGGAGTTCCGTTGGAATCAACCCACCGAGCCCCCACAAGGAACCCGACCGTCGCATCTGCACTATCATCTCCCTGGGGAACCCCCGTAGAGATGATAAGATTGCCGGAACTCAATTCGCAGCAATCGCCATTGTAAATATCCGTTGCATAAGCATCGGCAATGGCCATCTCTGAGAAGCCGGAGGTATTATACCCGTCGCCCTCTCTACCTGCACGCCTAAGTCCATAAGCCATTTTGGCTATCCTCTAAATTTCCCAGCGATAGCCTTCTGGTAGAACCTCTACCGTCAGTTATCGCCAAACGTAATTCGCGTATTCCGCTCCGAATACTTCGGCATCCGCGAATCTTGCTCTCTGAAGTAACTGCGGTCCAAACCATCCATCTGGTCGTCCACTTCCTTCTTTGCCCTGGCTGCAAACTGATCACTCACCTCTTGCGGTCTTACACAAAGCAAAAGGCCACCGATCATAACATTGTCAGGGAACCGACTATTGATATCCGGAATCACTTTCAACTCCGGGTAGTCTGAGGAAAGAACGGGTTCCCATCCCTCTCGAAGTGCTTGCGAGATGTTGATGTCATCCGTTTCGCCTCTCATAGAGGCCCTGACGTACCTATGATCCAAACCCTCTCTCGGGTTAGGATTGGGCAAAAGAGGAGCAGGCTTCCACGGTTCTTCCCGCTTCTCAGTTTCACGATTATCCATATCTCTTGTTGCGCGATCTTCGTCAACCATTCTGATTATCCTTCAGGAGTTGCTTGGCGTATTGTTGCGGTGTAATACCCAGTCGTTTCGCGAGAGCAACTTGGGTAGAGGTTAGCTGTACTTTGCGAGGTGTCCCGCCAGCCCTTCTTGCTGGCGCAACAACCGTCGATGATCGCGAACTCACAGCAGGCTCCCCTTCGCCCCCTCCGCTCGCGAACTGATTCGGGAAAACTTCCCTCATCCTTGCATTGATATGCTTATAATATTCATCACTCTGAGGATTAACTCCATCCTTACGAACCAACTTCTCATGAACCCCGTATGCAAACGAAGTCATCTCCTCATCTTTTCCAAACCATGGATTCCTACCCAGCCATTCCGCCAACTTGGGGTCAGGAGTCCGCTGTGGTGCGCTCGGTTGAGGCGGCGGTGCGGGAGGCGGCATACTTGACGGATCAACCACAGGCCCGTAAGAAGCAGCCATCTCGCTTTCATATTGAGAACGAGTCAGAGCTTCCTGTGCCGCAAGAATTGCATCCGTATCGCCGGATTCGTGAGCACCTCTGTAACTGTCCCTTGCCCTGCTTAGCTGAGATTCTGTCCTTGATTGTATTTCGCTAAGAAGAACCTGCTCGCCCCTCTGCAACAAATTGCGAAGCTCACCGTTTTGATTGTTCGCTGACTGTGCAAAGCGGACAGCTTCGTCACGCATTTTCTCGGCAGATTCTTTAGCTCTGCGCTGTTCGTGATATTCATAGCGAAGCTGATTTATTCTTTTACCAGCCCTACCACCGAGATTGCTGATCTCTTCGTCCAGACTCGCATCATCACTACGATCAGGATCTCTGGGAGAAACCTGATCCTCCTCGGGACGATCATCCAGTACGGAGATTTCAATATCATCAGAATCTTCGACAGGAACATCTGCCAAAGGTTCCGCCAGGGCATTTCCCATAAGATCATCGAGAGGAGCACTCATACTCTAACTACCCCCCTCGGATCCTCTACAACAGCTTCAACTGAATCGTCGTTGATGATCCGGAACTCTTTGCCATGTATGCTGAGTCTTGTACCTGAATACGCACGCATCACAATCCAATCACCCTCTTTGCACCAGGGACCAGTTGGGAATTTTGACTCATCCATATATGCCTGGGGTCCAACCTTCATCACGAACCCTACAATAGTGGCAACTTGCTCAGCATCCCGTCTCTCATCAGGGACGTATATACCACCCGCCGTTGTTTCATCTACATCCGGAAGAGCTATGAGAATTCTGTACCCAGCAGGGTCCGGAAGTTTCTTAGCTTTCTTCGGAACATCGCCACTGTACTGAACAGCTTCGACCATTTTGAAAACCTTTCATGCAACAGCATTTCTAATGCGGGTGCTGTCGAATCCCGAAGGACTAACCTGCCTGCTCAAGATCCTCGAAAATGGATTCATCTCCACTCACAGCACTGGTTATTTCCTTGAACTCGCGCTCGCATAGAGCGATTCCTTCGAGTATCCCACAAATTTTCTGATATGCAGCGAAGTTATCCGCCGATCCGTTTGCGAGAAAAACCATGTGTTGCCTCTGAAGCTCATCCACTTTTGCAAGGAATGAATCGACTGTCGTATCCAATGCTAATCGTCCCCTTCTTCTTCGTTACTTTCATGATGTTCCTTGTACATGTCGATAATCTTCTCGATAATCTTGGAACCAATCTTGCCACCTTCAACCTTTTCGGAAGAAGTGACCTTTTCGGCCTCAATGATTCTGCGAGAAATATCATCGGCAATCCTCGCGGAAGTCCTAAGATCCTCCGCTGAAAGCTGCTGCTCTCTGAATTGAGCATCCATGATTGTGCTCATGATGTCAGCACCCACCTTGGCACCGGCTATTCTTTCGTCAGCCTCTGCCCTAACCTGCTCAGATTCAGCATCAGCCTCTATCTTCATCGTACTAGAGGCAACGTCAGCCATAATCTTTGCCCCAGCCATTCGCTCTGAAGATGCAGCTCGCTCACGATCCATTTCATTTCTCTGCTGATCGTAAATCGCCTTGACCATAGCCTTCTGCTGCTCAAGCTCTATGTTCTGCTGCGCCTTCTGCTGGTCCAGGGCTATCTTCTGCTGGGCATTCTCCACCTTGGCTCTAACTTCCTGCTCTCGTATCTCAAGTTCCTTCTGGCGCATCTGTATGATCGGGTCTTCCGCCTGCTCTTGATTCTCAGCCTGCTGCTGCTCTGACTGATGCTTCTGCAAGAGCTTCTGGGCGGCTTCGGAAACCAGTTTCGACAACTGAACTTCAGAATCGTCAGACAATTGCGAATTCTCGGGAGGCAGGGCAGCGCCGAGTTGTTCCTCTATCTGCTTCCGGTAAGCGAATGCAAGATGCTCCGTCACATGAGCAGAAAAACTTGCCGAAACGGATCCGGCGTTCGGAGACTGCGCGAGCATCTCCTGCATCTTTGGATCCTGAGAGGCTGCCATGTGTGCCTGGATATGAGCCTCATGATCTTGCCACAAGAAAGCTTTTACGGGCTCTCCTACGATTAGATTCATGTTCTCAAGGATTGGATCCTTCACCGTCATATCATCCTCAAGCGGAATGATATTTTCTGGGTCATTGATCCCCAATACCTCAAGCATCTGCCTGTGTAGCTGCGGAAGGTTGTAAAGTTCAGGCGCTGAACCCGCAAGCTGCAAAGCTGACTGGTACTGCATGATTCTTTGCGCCATTGTTGCAGAATTCGGGTCGGAAACAGGGAGAACGTCGATGCGGTCATCGAAGTCATCCGACTTCATTCCCTCTTCGCCCTCAAGATCGTATGGATACTCATGAGGGGCGTGATCTTTGACTATTCCTTCCAGGATTTCAAATTCTCGCCTCATTGAAGCGTGAACTCTCGCCTGAATGGCCGACATGACCTTCATTGAACGCTCCATGAGGGCCAAAGTGGTCCCAACTGGAGCCTCTTGGTTCATATCGTTCACATTCAGGTCTGTTAGTGATGCAAAGCGCCTGCCTTCTTCGACAATGTTGCCGAGAAGCTGGAAAAGTACCGGAGAAGGCTCTTTGTACGGCAGAAAAGTAATGTTGTCACGAATGGCACCGCCCGGAACGTCCACATCTCGGAATTCTCCGGGAGAAATGGGACTGTCATCGCCTCGAATGCGTAAACCACGCGACTTTAAGCCGCCGGGAAGGTTTGAAAGCGTTCCGGCATCAACCAACTGCCTCAAAATTGAAGTTGCTGACTTGGCAATACCGCCCACCATGTGAATTAGGCCAAATCCATAGAACCCCAGGCCAGGAATGTACTCATAGTGGACAAAATGCTGCCTCGGTAGGCGCTTTTCATCATCCTCGAACCAATTTCTCCTCACGGAGAGCACTTCACTCGACCCTAATTCAAGAGTAACCACATAGGGAAGGGCTATCCCGGTCTCTTCTCCGTCAATTTCGTCCTCAAATCCCTCAAGATCGAGGTTAACGTGAACTTCAAGGAGCGTATAGCGATTATCAAACTCATAAGAAGGCTCTTCCCCTGTAAGTTCATCATACTTCTTCTGAATATCGTCAGGATCAGGCGAGGGATCAGGTATTTCAACATCCCTATAGAATCCACTGACCTGCATTTTACGCAGATCGTTGGAACTCATCTTCATAACCTGCGTCACACGCTCTGCGGTCTCTAGGGACGGAGCACCGTATGAAACAACCATGTCTTCGGAGGGGATAAACATGGAACATGGGCGACCTTTGTTTGGATCCCAATATACTTTCTTGAACGCAGAGCCCGCCAACGGGAGACTAAAGAGCATCTTCTCCGTCTCGGGCCTGTATTCTCTCATTACATCCGTGACCATGTAATTCATGAAGTTCTGTATTCTGTCCGCTTGCTTGACTCTCTCTGGAGTAACCTTGCCTACGATCTTAGTTCTGACTGGACCACCACCGGGGAATATCTCTCCGATAGCTTGACTCTGGAAACGAACAACAGCCTCTGAAAGGATGGGGTGGGTCACACCACAAGCACCATCCCACGGTGAGGTGCGTTCTTCTATCTTCAACCCAAGCTGGTTAAGACCTTTTATGTATGCCTCTTCCCAGTCTTTACGACTATTCCTATCCGAGTGATAGAACCCTAAAAGCTCATTGGACAACCTGCCTATCTCATCGTCATCCATCAACTCCGCAAGGTTGTCACCAAACTCAGAATCATCGACAGCAGAGTCCTCTCCCGTAAAGTCTATAAGCATCCCACCGTCTTCAGTTTCCTGAATCGAAGGATCTCCCATAGGCTCAACGATCTCGATCTCTGCTTCTTCGAGATCAAATGGTTGCAACGGACCTTGTTCGAGGGTGCGTTCTATCGCCATTGTCTATCTTTCTTGTCTCCTCGCTTCCTCCATCAGAACAGCATGTTACTGTACGTAGTCTGATCGAGCGGGGCGTTCCCATCCCCCTTGACCTTCGGGATATTGCGCCTATTGCCGCCGCCTCTCCGACCCCCCCTCGGAGGTGGTCCCGTCCTTCCCCGACCCCCACCTACGCCCGGATTGGATCTTTTGTAGCCCGAATGAGGACGTTGGAAGGAAGAAATATCTTTCCCTAACTGGTCCATCTTACCTATGTTCCCACCACTTACAGGACCATCATACGTTCCCTGCGATTCCGGTACAACTGGAGCCCCACCCTGTCCGCCGCGGCCTGCTATATGCTTAAATAAGGGTGATTTTGAAAAAGCTGCCTCGTGCGACAAGTCTGAGTCCAGTTGCCTTTGCATCCGGTCCGCAGGCGCTTGCACCTGCCCGCCCTTCCCAGGGCCGGGGTTCGCTAACCAAGATCCGCGATCGCCTCTCTGCTCGTACGTTTGATAGCTAGCCGGATCCACCAAGCCCTGGGCCATCCTCTTTCTGTGCGCTGCGAAAGCATCATTAAATGGGCTGTCTTCTCTGCCCTCCCCATACCAGGGGCCGGGTTCGGGTTGGAACGCCGGTCGTAAGCCTCTAGCCTGCAGGTCTCTGGTAGAAGCCAGTTGCCTTTGCCGCCGAAGGTTAGCCTCCCGGTCGCTGCCAGGGTTAGGGGAACCAGACATCATCCTCTGATACCATGCTGGCCCGGCCTGTTGTCCTACACTAGGCC